CGTACTCTCTTATAGCAATAGCATCTTCAGCGTATTCCGCTTTAGGCTTATAACGGTCTTGAGCATCGTTATAACGCACCATCACCGAAGTAAATCGAGTGGTGGACGCACTTCCCGCATAATTGAAAAGCCCATCTATTACATTAGCATTAGAAAACAACATTACTGGATCTTTTTCTCCGTCGTTGGCGGCAAAAAGATAACCAGAAGACCAATAAACCATCCCTCTAAAAATAGAAGAGAGGTCGTTAAGGGCTTTATAAGCGTTTTGCTGGCGATCAAAATAAATACTACAAGAAAAACGCGGCTCCAAGATTGGCAAATTATCTTTAAACTGTGTGCCGCAACTACCGCTAACTACTTCAGGAGCCAAAGGTTCTCCAGCTAACATAGTTTGATAAAAATCTGAATCATTGGCGGTTTCCTCAAAAAACTTACTCAAAATCCACTGCTCTGGAGTGAGAGAATTCGTCCCCTCTGACGCCAGAGCGTAATACCCCTCTTTTAGGTACGGGTAAGTGCTGAAAATTTGAGTGCTATTTATAGGGGCCAACAACTCAAAAGTAAAATTATTGTTAGCTGAAGAGTATTCCGGCTTATATATAATGCGTTCAAAAGCCTTATCCACATCAGTTCCAGCGCTATCTTTTAAATCAAACAAGCATACTTTAGAGGCTTTAGGGAATTGAGTCATCCAATCTGGCCCTGTTAAATTAGATCCAGACGCATCAATTGTTACCTTTACCCCCCCAGAATTAATAGTGAAATCTTTAAACGCAAACATTCCGGTATACCCGGTGGGAACCAGCTCGTCACAATATTTTGCTATGGTATATAGGTTCCATTTGTCAACAAAAGAATCACGAAAACCATATTTCCCCACTCCATATCTTTTATTAACGGCTAAATCGTAAAAAATCCATGCAGGATTAGATGTCCATTGCTTATCCACTTGAAACTCACCGTCCCAGTTTCCTGTATAACTTCTTGAAGCAGGGTTATAATTTGAAGGAACGGCAATCTTAGCCATTTTTAAATGGAAAGTACGCCGAGGGGGCTGAGAAAAAGAACGCGCATCAAATACCATTCCACAAAGAGCGGTGTGAGGGTAAGTAAGATTACAATTAACTAATTCTGTTATAGTATTACATGACAACTGTTTGTTTATGGCCGGACCTTCTTGAAGTGGAATTTCTCCATCCAAACGCCAAATACTAATTATACGATTTCGTTTATTAACGGAAGGAGGTAACGGTATATGATAAGTTCTTTCGTAAGGGCTTGTGGCTATCCCTTTAATACCACAAAATATCATACCTTTTGAACCTCCGCCCCCTCTTATGGCAGCCGGAATAGGAATGTCATCATTTTCATACCCCATTTCAATGATAAAATTAACCGCTGTTGGCAATGTCTTCTGTTTCTCATCGTGGCTCGTATTGATAACGGCTTGCATGTTCACTTGAACCGCAACCACCTCGTTATTATTGATAAGGTGATTAACAACAACAATCTGGTGGCCCTGTTTCAATGCTACTAATTTGTCCCACGTGTCAGCGTCTGTTATAGAGTAGGCAAAATTGTGAGTGAAAGCTTTTTGTGTTGCGTTCCAGAGTATAGAGTTTGAATCGAAGGGGAATCCTGACGCACTTTTTGTGAATGGTTTTACTTGGAGCGTTTTAATGATGACTTCACCAACTGCCCCTACCCCAGACAAATTAGTGCGAATATTTGCTGTTTGGGCTGCGTTATTAAAATTAAGAGATGGGTTTTTAAACCCAGAGTATAGCCCTTTTTGATTAGCTGTTCCCGGTTTGAAGTCGGCAAAAACTCTTGCGTAATTCAAAGTGTTAGAATTTGTGTTTTTAATAGGAACGTCGTTCAACAATATTCCACGAAATCCATTTTCGTTAGATCTAGGGTTTGTGTTGCTTAAATCTATTAATTGTCCATCTTTATCACACAACCCCTCCACCTCTCCCTCGCAAATTGCATCAATGGTTTGATACACCCCCACCGACTCTAACCGGCCTTCATTCTCCTTCCACTTGGTCCCTTTACATATATCAAAAAAGTGAAGTTCGCTGTAAATTGTAGTGTAACTCGCAAAATCATAAGAAGAGGAGAGGCCAAGAAGCTCGGCGTTTTGTTCTATCAGTTCATGGTAGTTTTCAAACCACGCTTTAGTGCGGAAAATTATATCAAGCGCACCAACGTTCTCTAGAGTCTTTATAGACACAGCTTCGTCTTATCTTAAGGTGTTATAGGGTCAGTTAGCAATAGCCCATCGTTTGGCTTTCTGTTGGCGTGTGTTTGGGTAGTTATGTCCCCGAAATCCGCGGTAAAAGTGCCATACAGATCATCATCAAATATGGCTTTATCAACGGAAAAACTATTAACCGACACCACCCTGCTTCCTACTATAAATCTTCCGTAGCCCACGGGAACCGGCAAGCCCTGTTTCGCGACATTTTCCGCTTGCCCAAAAATAAAGGAACTTGTTGTTACAATTTCAGGGTCGTCAGGTTCCATCATTTTTGAAATCAATAAACTTATACCAAACGATAAAGCGGCCGCCAACAGAGCCCCAATTATAAAGGTGGCCACCTTAATTGCGGTCGCACTTGTGAAAATTGCCCCGGCGATAACCGCAGCGGTGGCCGCTACAGCCCCAAATAAAATAGGAATAATTCTTACTTCTTTATCTTTAACGTTACAAATTAAATTTCGGTCTACCGAAACCTCTTTGTCGTCCACAAAAATTGCAAAAGCGCGTTTTTTTGAATTTAAAAAATAGCTTCTTAATCGACCGGTATTGGCTTCAATCGCACTTAATGTCTCTTTTAATGTTTTGGTTTTGAAAGAAAAGCGCCGACCCAATACTTGGCCCAATCTCCCTTCTAGAAAAACTTCGGTCATAATAGTATATTATACACCTTTATAAAGAAAAATAAATTGACTTCTTAACTTTTGGGTCATAAAAGCAAAACTCTCTATTTTCCACGGAATACACCATATTAGGAATGGCAGCTTCTTGGGCAGAACAAATGTCAGCGTCACTTAATGCTGCCCCCCCTTTTGGGTGCGAATGAAAAATACAGGAAATATTTTCTATTTTATCAAAATAATAACGAGGAGGGATTAAAAACGTTGATTGAATGTCTAGAGCCCCATTTTTAATAAAGAAAAGCTTGTTTTCGCAAATAAACCCGCACACTTCAAAAGTGCAAGCATCGGCTACTTTTTTAATATTTTTTAAAAAATTAACGCGCAAAGCGATAAGCCTCTATGGATGGAAACCCCCCGAAAGGAAGGCCGTTCGAGTATTTCCCGTATAACGTATAGCGACATCGACAAGCTTCAAGGTTTTTAGCGCACTGGTCTTTTCTCCAAGAATCTAAAGCAAGCCGAGGGTCATCAGATGTAGGGGCCGTTTTAATGCATACGAAAAAGTCGTCAGGGCTATCTGTCATATCTTGCTGTGTATTGGTCACGTCGTCTTTAGCTAAATTAAAAAAACGAGACTTAAGGCGAACCGCATCTCCAGCTACATATTTTAATGTAGCTGCTTCGCCATCCACTAACGTTCCTGTTAGTTGACCGTATAAAGTTGTTACTCCTGCCGTAGACCCAGCAACTACCGATGAACCAGTAAGGGTGCCCGACAAACCTCGCACTCCTACAGAACCCCACCTACTAGTGGTAAAAACGCTTCCATTGCTAAAAGTAAACGCAGTAGTAGCCAAAATATTTGTATCCAAGCCTTCTATCCGGAAACCGTTCCCGGTATACAGATCATAAGTCCCTGCGGCTTGAGTCTCACCTTGTGTGGTAAAAGTCGGAGCCATCCGGTCTAACTTGAATGTTCCGCCGTTCGTAAAAACCAGTGTCCTGTTAGTCGAAATGGTAGCGCTTATGGGGTCAACCACTATACTTGCGGTCAAAGAAGATGTAATTGAGGCGTCACCATTGCCCGCGTGACTAATTTCTACAGTTGGATTAGGACGCGAATAGATTATGTCAGTAACCTCCCCTCTTAAATAATTACTACCGGCGGTGCCAATGCTAACCCCACTGATCGCCCCTGCGGTAACCGTATAAGTTCCAGCAAAACCAGATCCGCCGTTTTTAGTAGCTACTGCAGTTAAAGTGCCTGCGCTGTAACCGGTTCCCGCCGCTGCAATAGTTAACGACTGAATCCCGCTGGTGTAGCCACTTCCGTTGTTAACGGTCACGCTGGTGGAGGTTTTATTAAAATCGCCGCACCAATTTAAATTTAAATTATATCCGCTTGAAGAACTAAATAATTTGTTTTTCTCGTCCGCAACAGGAAGCCCCAACCGGCCCATCGATTGCTGCTGAGTTACCGCATCATAGCCTGCAGCGTAATCATCCACGAAATCTAAATGGCCTGCGTAATTTTGAAAAAAGTATAGGCTGTCGCCTGCCACGATCCCTTTGTTGGGTAATATCTGTTTATGGTCTGAGCGTTGCCCGTAAAGACATCCCTCTCCCCTGTATTTCCATGGGCAATACCCCGCAATCATAATACGGGCGGGCACCTTTACATTCTCCAATTCTAAAGGAGAAACAAGTTCAAACTCAATCATATATTTATTTTCTGTGATTTTTTTGTTGATCTTGTAAATGTCGTCATCAAAACGCGACTCTGGATCTGGAATTCCAAAGGGATTAATGTTGTTAGGAAAATTTTCGTTGTCTAAAAATTTTAAATATACCCGTTTGCGAATAATATTTCTTCCCACCAAATCCCCCCTCTTTTTAATTATATCCGAAAAAATGCCTTGAGGGTTAGCTATCATAAGTTGAGGGCGCGGAAGTTGTCCGTCTCCCCTCACCTCATAGCCTGTGGATTCAATAGGTAACGAATAATAAGTTAGCTTGCTAAAAACAATGTCCTTTATGCCGTTTTTCCCCGGATGAAATCTATAAAAACCGTCCTCTTCGCCCAAGTCTATTTCAAACAACTCTATAATTGTCTCAGGCTCAAGGTCAAGCAGCGCAGCGTTGTGTAATTGTGTTGCCATAATTCTTAACTATCAAAAGTAATAAAACCCATAAACCCATTGTGGTCAATAGGTTTATTGCGAATACTTTCTCTGTTTTTATTTAAATATATTTTCTGTGTGTCGGAATAATCCGGAATTTGGGAAGGAATTACTGTTTGAACTGTTAACTCTTGGTTGTTTAATAAGTTCAGGACAGCTGCTCTTTCCTGATCTTTAAGTTTTCTATTGTAAACTAGTATACGACTAATTCCACCTTTCCACTGATAAGCAAGTTCAGTGTTAAGCGGTAAACCTGCAGCGACACTTTCGTTGCTTGGGCCGCCCAATATCGGTTCGTCTAAAAACGTATAGTCACTTAAACCAGCGAAAAACTTGGAGGCTACATTTAAACCGTCCCGGTACACATTCCCCATAAGGCTTAAACCCACCCTTTGGTTTGATATGTTCCATGTGTACGCACGACTCTCAGGGTATTTAAACGCTTCTTGGTAAACCTGAATATAGTTACTGTTACCTTGTGTCCCTAGCCCTGTGTTGTCCAGCGTACTCCCATTTGTTGAAAAAAACTGATTACCAGTTCCGGGCGCTGCCGTGCTCCATTGCCATGGAACACGAGTCCAAATATACTGGCCGCCGCCGAAATACCAATCATAATCAACGCGACTCATAGGGACTAAATAATAAAATATATCAAACCCATCCATTGTACTTTCTAACTTTCCAGCTCCTGTGACACCTTTTATTTTAAGCCTTTTATCTCGACCGGCCGTTTCAAGGTAATCGTACGGCCCCATATGGGTATCAAAGCTAATACAAGTTTTACTTGAAAAATATCCGGCAGGATGCGCAGCATTATTTTTTTGATAAGTTGGAGCTGAACTAGCTGCGGTGCTTGCGTCGTTCTGTACCATATAAATTTTAGTAGGGTCATTAACTGAATTCCACCTTTTGACCGGATCACCATCTACGGCAGCGGTAGTGCCAGCGGCGTTTGTGTATACATTTTGAGATGAGTCGAAATAAGTAACAAAGCCCCCTACCTGATCAAAAGAAGTTATAGCTAACGATTCGCTGGATGTTAACCCAACAGTAAGTAATTTGCTCCTAAAGTTTGCTTGTGTGTAATTGCTATTTCCAGTAGCGTCTAGAGCTCTTCCGGCTTTACCGCCCGCTGTCGCAAGAGTTTGGTCGGCGTCTACGGCAGCGTTAGGTTGAAAAAAATCATCAAAATCAATACTGATTCCATCTGTTCCGTCCATGCCAAGTATGCCGCCTGTTGCACCTGCTGATTTTTTGATGGCACTAGCGCTTCCGATACCCACTTTTGTCTCAGAACCCAGCAAGAGGCTGTTTGTAG